TGTCTCCACCAGTAGCATCAATGTACCTAAAGAGTGTTAAGGCACCATTGTTATACAAGTAGTTGTAAACAGTGCCACCAAGCAGAGGGGCATTCACCGTAGGAATACTAGAGAAGGAAGTTGTTAGCTTGATCCAGTCGTTGGTAACAGCAGGGGTACCACCAGTAAAACCAGTGTTAAACTCTTTGCCCCAAGGTCCTATGATAACTAGCTCACCAGCAGCATTAGACTTAGTGCCTTTAATACCGAAGGTACCTAAAGGAGCACCAGTGTAGTAGCCACCGCCATCTCCGTTAGTCTCCTTAGTTAAACTAACCTTACCAGCGATAGTCAAGTCACCGTCATCGTATGTGATAACTAACATGTTTTCTTCGTTGACCTTGATAGAGGCTATGCCCTTACCCTTGTCACCTGTGTCGCCCTTAGGTCCAGCTTCGCCTTGTGGCCCTTGCTGTCCATCTGTTCCGTTAAGTCCAGCCTTACCGATCTTACCAGCTTTACCTGACTTACCGTCTAGTCCATCCTTACCGTCTAGGCCACTAAGACCATCAGTCCCATTTAAGCCGTTTACAGCGTCTGTACCATCTTTTCCTGATACACCCTGCTTACCAACCGCTCCCGGCTCTCCAGCGTCTCCCTGTGGCCCCTGTGAGCCTGTGAGACCGTCTACCCCGTCCTTGCCATCGACAACGTGTGGGATAGACTGGTTTAGCATAGCTTTGACTATTGCTAGGTCAATTGCCTTCATGATTACTCTCCTTTGATAAGAGACTTCAGTAACTCATGTTCCAGCTTCTCAGTTTCGGTAGGCTCCGTGGGAGCTACGACAACAGTCTCAGGCTCTGGCTTCTTATAAGCGGATACATCAAAGTCTAGCTCTGCAATACTCATGAGATCATTAACAACCTCTGGGTGAGCGGATACATCAATGTCAGCACCGTTAAGGTTACGTAGGAATGAGGAAACCTCTTTAAGATCGTGAGGAGCAACATCACCAGATTCAATGGTTGGCATCAGGTCATAGTTCAGACCATTCAACTCCCATAGGCGTTCTACCAACTGTTTGTTGAGAACATCTACGATTGCTTGGATGTAACTCTCAAGTGCACGTAGGAATAAGTCTGTCTTCGACTTAGACAAGGCATAAGAGCCACCTGATGTACCAAGCAGAAGAAACTCAGATAATACGCTACGAGCAATGTCATGCTGGTAACGAGTGATCATAGGCCCGATCTCAATGTTACGCTTACCGTTAGACGCCATCAACTCTATGTCAACTAGTCTAGTGGTGGAAGGTGCTCCATCTTTATCTGGGTAGGTGTCGGAAGGCAGTACAATGTAGCCTTGCTCGTTGAACTTAACGTCACGAAGGATTTGCTGCAACTCTCTAACGAAACCCGTTTGTGCAGCTGAAGCATCATTAGACAAATACTCGGCAGGAATACGAGCCACAGGAATACCCGCAAGCTCCCGTTCAACCGCAATCGCTTCAATAGACTGTAGATTATTAAGATACTCGTAAGAAGTATAAGCGTTACGAAGAATAGAACGACCACTTGGGTCTCCGTTAAGAGTAGTAGTCCGGTAATAAATTGATTTGTTGACTGGTATGTAGTTACGACCATTCATAAGTCCTACTGATTGTTCAATGCCCAAGACTTCACCAGTCTTCTGATCTACATCAAACTTGTTAATAGTCCAAGGAGCACGAGCAGCTATCTTCTTAACGCCTAAGCGTCCATCAGTGTACTTTGAGTGCTTCTTGTCAGAACGCTCTGTGGGGCCAACTCTACGCTTGTAGATCACCTCAAACCAACCAAAGCCATACGACAAATAAGATAAGGCTTCAGATACGTGATCATCAAGTGTGTGATCCATGTCATCAAGTACACTAGTAACGAAGTCAGCTTCTACTTTAGCAGCAGGGGTATCATCAACAGGCTTAACAGTAAGTTCAACATCACGAAGGATTTGCTCAACAGAATACATGACAGCACCAATGGTGGCATCGTTGTCACGCATCTCACGGTACTTCTTGATAGCCTTGCTACCACGTAACTCACGTAAGAACTCATCCGCTCTAATCTGTCCGTTGTGTGTGTTATCACCAGCAACACCAAGTGTCTGCTTAGCTTTACCCTCTGAGAGCTTCTTCATGGTTACTGTTGCCTTTTACTTCGATAAGCCCTTAGCACTTGAATAAGCGAGGGTTAGTTGAGGTTTACTGTAGCCATTTAAAGAAAGGTCTGTTATTGCCCATACCATTGCATCAAGTCTGTCCGGTGAACCTATTCGACCTAAAGGCTCCCATGTTCTCATTTGTGTTTCTAGCTCATTCAGTGAAGCACCATCAGGAGGATTAGAGACATGCTTTACAAGCCCCCTTTCGTATAATGCTGATACTGGCTCAGCTCTAGCGTACTTCCCACGAGAGGCTCTTACAGCCTTGTAGGAGACGCTATCGTCTTCACCATGAACCGTAGTCTTAACCATGTCACCACCCTGATTGACCTCGGCTACGATGCGGTCAGCTTGGTACTCATGATACAGTTGAACTGCTTTAGCTGCCCAACCTTGTGGGGATAGCTTGTCTGTGTAATCCCCTAAGACGTAGGCGATACCGTTAATGTCTATGCCAGCTACTACAATACCAGTCATGTCACTCTCAGCGTTAGCTGTAACAGCAGGGTCAAGAGCAACGACAATACGAGTAAGGTCAGGTACGTCATCATACTTAACACTAGCGTTATCTAGCATCTCAGTAGACCAGAGTGCGCCTTCAGCTTCTTCTAGTACTTCAGCGTATAGTTCCTGTCTACCAATGCGTGTACCTTCATACTGGTCCCTAACAGCAGTTAAGTACGTATCAGCGAGGTTAGCAGAGTTATCAAAGGTAGAACCACTTGTGACTACAGTCTTAGGGTTCTTAAGTAACTCACGCATTAGCTTAGTAGGTTTGGGGGTTGTTGTAACGCACACTCGTGGGTGCTTACCTAGACGTAGACAGAACTGAAGCATCTGCCATGTGTCTATATCTTTATTCCATGCAGCAAGCTCATCACACCAAGCAGCGGAGAACTGAGGGCCACGTAAGCGTTCTGGCTCTTCTGCTGAGTAGAACTCAACCTTAGCTCCATTAGCCCATGTAAGTGATCTCTTAGTAGGGGACCACTCAGGAAAGCCCATTGGCTTGTCCTTGTAAGTCTTATCGTTCTTCCAGCATACCGATAGGAAGCCACTCTCGCCCTTAACCATAACACGTTCAATGTCACTGTTGGTTGATGCTACACATGCTATACGCTTGTGACCTAGCTTGACTTGCTCTCGTACCCACTCAGCACCACAACGGGTCTTACCGAAGCCACGACCAGCATTGATCAACCAAGTGTTCCACTCATTGTCAGTCGGAGGGAACTGTGCGTCTCTACCCCAGAAGCTCCAGTCATGCTGTAGCTCATCGACCTTAGCTGGTCCTAGTTGTGCGAATAGCTGTTTTACTTTAGCGGATGGTAACTCTCTTAGAGCATCAGCTGTTATTCTCTTCGGGTTCGTCATCTGTATCAAATCCTAGCAAGTTCATAAGCTGATCTGCTGCTGAGACATCAAGTTCGGGATCAATCTCTTGTTCAACTTCATTGACTGTATTCTGAGGCGACCATCCACCTTTAGCTCTTAGGAATAATTCTTGGCTCTTCCAAGTAATACCATCTTGTACATCTCCGTAGAGTGCTTGGTCTATTACTCGTTTACCTACCGCTGCATTCAAGGTAGTACGCTCAGCTTCCATTGCTGGGCCATAGTGCTTGTACAGAGTGGATAAGCTCTTAGGTGCATCTTGTAGGTGGGAGATAGCTGGACAGATTTGACGGATAGGAACTCCACCCCGAATCAGTTCAAGTACTGCTTTCTCTACGACCTTACTGTATGGTAGTTTCTGTAACGACATGACGACCTCTATTAGTTAACGACAATCCTCTTAAGAAGGTAATCCAGATTGTACTTGAATAGGTCCCCCAAGAACATCAGCACCATCACGTCTTACATATCATGTGAGCAAGGTTCATAGTGGTTGGACTTGGGGGGTATGTGTTATACCTGAGTTAATACCTCAAAGATATAACGACAATCAGTAATCAACATGGTAGTTGACTAACTTATGTACTACTTAAGTAATTACTTATGTTCTTAATCACCATGTTGTTATTAACTTGTAGTTGTTAATTACTTATGAGATTTCTTAAGTAGTCTCTTATGTCTCTTACTTACTAATATGCTATCGATTTACGTTTCTCACAAGTAACTTTTTTACTTTAATTGCAACTATTTTATATGTCGTTGTTATTCCACGAATCTTTCTTTTATTATTCTTAGGTATTGACAGCGGATTGTCGCTCATGTGGTACATTGGTCACAGCATTGGTGTAACTAGGAGTAGGCGGGTTTCCGCTCATGGGAGTATCATTGGTTATCTCAAAAGTATTTTCTTGTTTTGGATTTAGGTATG